AGTTGTTGCTCTCAAGTTTGCTGCTTAAGTTTTGCTCTGCTAGTTTTTGACAACAACCGTTTTTTCTATACGAGGTTTTTATGATTCAAGCTCAACGAACGACCCGAGCAATCTTGGTAGCACCAAAGAGTTGTGCAAGCAACACGACCACGACTGCTAACCTTGATTGCCAAGGTTCTGATTACGCGACGATTGAGATCGCACTTGCTGCCGAACTCAATACCAACGCAACAGGCCCAACGATCTCGCTGCTGGAAGCAGACGACACTAACGCAACTTCCTTTGCTACCTTCAGTGCAAGCTTTGAGCGAACCGCTGAAGACTGCACCGCAACAAAGGTCGTCGTTTACCATGTCAACCTGAAGGCACGCAAGCGATATCTTCGCCTGTCGTTTACTACGCCAAACTCAAGCAACGATGTCATCCTGATGGGTGCAGTATCGAATCTTGAGAAGCAAATTGCTCCAATTTCAACAAGCCAAATGGGCGATGTTGTTGTAATTGGTTAATGCCCGTGGCGTATGCTGCGGTCGCCCTCCAGTAAGTGATAGCCCTATCTTACTGGAGGGTTTTAGGGCTGGGCTATTTTTGAGACACAACATGCTTGCGTGGCACGGGCAGCTACTGCAGGATGCGTGGGTTGCCTCGCATCTGAAGTATAAACGAAGTGGTTTTTTTGTTGATATTGGCGCTCACGATGGTGTTGAATTTTCTAACACCTATGCTTTTGAGCGCAACCTAAACTGGAGCGGTATCTGCATAGAGCCTGTTCCAGAGATCTTTGACAAACTGGTCGTCAATCGAGAATGCAAGTGCGTAAAGTCGCTAGTGCATGAGCGTGATGGTGTGCGATTTCCTTTTGAAGTTAGCGGCATCAATACGATGCTCTCCGGCATCAATGAGCAATGCAAAGATCCCATCTACATGGAGTCTAAAAGCTTGATGAGCATTTTGTCTGAGTGCAATGCACCGAAGGTGATTGATTACATTTCTTTAGACACCGAGGGCTCAGAACCAGACATCTTGCGTAGCTTTAATCCTAACGAATATCATGTGCAGTGCTGGACAATAGAGCACAACGGTGATGGTGAGCGGGCGAGCTTTATTGCACAGTGGCTGAGCGATAATGGTTATCTGTTTCGATTTGTCAACTGGGATATTTTTGCTGTAAAGGATTGGGCTAATCCATGAGCGAACAAAACGAGTCAACTGAGATGCGAGTGTGTGCGTTTATGACACTACCTCGCTACGAAAATGTGCTATGCAGGAACACTATTCAGTCGGCACTGCTGCGACTTGGAATACCGCTGCACACCGCACAGGGCGTGTTTTATGGTCAGTGCATGCAGAGGCTTTTTGATGCTGCCATTGATGTTGGTATCGAGGTCGCACTAACTATCGACTTTGATTCAATGTTTATGCCAGAAGACATCATGGCGCTGCTAAGAACGCTGGCAATGAGGCCTGACATCGATGCGGTGGCTTCTATGCAAGCTCGCCGTGGCGGACATTTTCCACTGATGACAATTAAAGGGCAAACGGAACTCGACTGGGATGGTAAACCAGTGCAGGTATCGACAGCTCATTTTGGATTGACTGCGATTAGGCTGAGCAAAGTGGCTAAGATGCCAAAGCCTTGGTTCTGGTCAACACCAGGAACCGGCGGCGAGTGGGAAGACGAAAGCGGCAAAATCGATGACGACATTTACTTTTGGCACAGATGGAAAGAATGTGGGAACACGCTCTACGTCGATCCAGCAGTAAGAATTGGTCACATGGAAGAAATGGTTGCTGTGTTTGACGACAACTACCAAGTCGTCCACAAGTACCCGAAAGATTGGCGAGCAAGCAGAGAGCCTGAAGAAACTTCAAAGGGTGATGAAACGCCATGAGCGACAAAATGAAGCCACTTCAAAATGCACTTGAAAATTTGGTGCTAAATACTGCCAAGGCGGCATATCCTCTTGAGGTGGCTGAGCTCAAGAAGCAACTTGAGATCGCTGACGACGACACGACTCACGACGAGCAACTTGAAAAGACCATTAAAGCCGTCACCGAGCAGTTTGAGCACGATACGGGTCTAAAGCTTACCAACGAGACTTGGACTTACACGCTCGATAGGTTCGGTGGCGACTACATTATCATTCCTATTAGGCCAATACAGTCGATTACTTGGATTAAGTACTACGATAGCGCGAATGCTCAGCAAACGCTTCCTACGAGCATATACGCGCTCGACGGGGCAACTGGAGCCGTACCTGCTGGCAATAGTCGCATATTGCTTAAGTACAATCAAGATTGGCCGACGACGACCGATAGGTATGATGCTGTCGAGATTAAGTTTGTTACTGGCTACGGCGCTGCTGCAACTGCAGTCCCGCAATCGCTAAAGCAAGCACTTTTACTTTTGGCAGTGTTTTACTTTGAGCATCGAGGCGAGCCTATTACCGAGGCGCTTGCTGGTTATCCTGCTTACGAGCATTTAGTTCGCCGCTTTATTAGGCAAAGTTATCCATGACAAATTACCAAGGTAAGCGGTTTGCCATTGGCTCAATGCGCGACCGGATCGTTATTGAGGAGCCAGACATTACGCTCGATAGCGAAACAGGTCAGCCCATTGCGTCTTGGCAAATCTTTTTGCAAAGCGTTCCTGCTGCTTATCACAGCGTCCGAGGCGGCGAAAACTTTCGTGGTGGTCAAGTGGAAGCCGGGATATCAGCAGTGTTTACCATGCGTTACCAGCAAGATATTTCGCCACAGATGCGAGTTCGCTTTGATGGTGTGATCTACAACATTGCTTTTGTCAGCCCAGTCGTTGGCAGCAAGCGATACTTAGATCTCTATTGCCGAACGGTGAATAACGATGGGATCTAGAAAACCATTTACACGCATTAACCAACCTGACTACAAAAAGGGAACGCAGAAGCGTTTTGAGGCTGCGATTGACATTAGCGATCTAACAAAGCTAGTTGAGCAACTCGATGATCTGCCAGTTAGGGTTAGCCGCGATGTTTCTGATGTTCACATTGATCATGCTGCAAGACTAGTTGCCAACGTATTTCGGTCTAAGATGCCGCAATCAGAACCAGAAGATCGTGCTAAATGGTCTAGGCTACATGCACAAACTCGTAAGTTTGCCAGTTTTCCAAGGACGCGATCAACCATTAACTATGTGATTCGCAAATATGGCAAGTTTGCTGTCACGGCATTTATTGGGCCGGAATATCCACATGGAGCAAAGTCCTACTTTGACTATTACGGGACAACATCACGCAAAATGTCATTTTGGGCTGTGGACAAGAACGATCCTAAGCGCTATCGGGCTAGGCTAAAAGCTAAACGCCGGCTATCGCAGGAGGTGCAAGATGCTACGGATGCTATGGTTAAAAAGATCATGGCAGAAGGCATTGATCGCTCGGTCAAAATGCATATGGAGGGTAACGTAAGTGGCTGACGTTGCATCCGCAGTACGAAGCTTTTTGCTAAACAATACCGGAACAGCGATTACCTCGCTAACATCAACACGAATTTATCCTGACGATTTGCCACAGGGAGCGCAGCTTCCGGCTATTGTTTACAATAAAATATCTACCAACCATGAGCATGTAACTGCTGGTGGCTGGGGCTTAGCGGGATTTGCTACCTGTCGTCTTGAGGTGGAATGCTTTAGTAGCACTCGGGCTCAGGCGAACAGTTTGGCAGATTTGCTTAAAAACAATATAATTGGTTCACTTCGAGGTGTTTACGGAGGCATCAATTTTTTTGACGCAACCGTAGGAGCTGGGCAGCGCACTTTTGTGGAACAACCAACGGATGCTAGCGACGAAAAGCGTTATGTTTCGGTGGTCGAGTTTTTGATTTCTTTTTACGATGCCTAGTTTGATCAAGGAGATTGAGTATGCCAGTTACTGAAACTCATGCAGATACAGGTGCAGGCGCAACGGTGAGCTTTTCCAGCACCACCTTTGCTGCCAAAATCCGCAGCATGAAATTGCCAACTTGGATGGTTGACGACTTGGAAAAGTCAACCTTGGACAACACGACTTACAAGTCGTATGTTCCAAGCGACTTGGTTGAGCCAGGGGAAGTTAGCATCACTTGCTTATTTCCAACGAGCTTGACGCTGCCAACCGTGGCTGCAACCGTTACCGAAACCTGCACCATTACCTTCCCGCTGCGCAAAGTTGCTTCCACGACAACGACCAGCAACGAAACCACTGCAGCCAACCTTGCAGGTACTGGCTACTTCAAGTCGTTCGATTTTCCAACGCTTCAGCTTGGCACTTTGCAAGAAGCTACGTTTGTCTTTAAGTTCGACGGCGGAACTGGGCCAACGTTTAGTAAATCCGCCTAATGAAGGGCTAGTTTATGGTTAAGGTAGAACTAAGGCCTCACAAGGGAGTGATGAACTCCCCGCTGGGGCCAATTGAAGTTGAGCACAACCAGTGGGTCATCATGGCTAATGGCCTTCAGGTTGGGTATATTGGTAAAGACGCTGGATCGCCACTGAATTTCACTTTGGTGTTTC